ATAGTTCCCTATCGTCCCACTTTTATGGGGAACTTAGCCAATACTAATATGCCCGATTCATGCACTAAGCTCACATTAGACGCAAAACAAGAATTGACGTGTGATACACGGACTTTCGGACTGGATGGCACGGATGAGATGACAATCAAATCTATTGCCCAGCGAGAAAGTTACCTTACTCAATTCGGCTGGCAAGTTGCTGATAGCACCGAGACACTACTGTGGAATACAGAAGTGTCACCTGTTATTTGGAGCGAGTTGTCAGTTGATGGTAGGAAGGAGTTTCACATGCCAGCCTGCTGCTTTGCTGCGTTGCCGTTTAAACATTGGCGAGGAACCATGAAGTTCCGTTTTCAGATAGTCGCCTCCTCCTTTCACAAGGGGAGATTGAAAATCGTTTACGATCCTTCATTTGCCTTATCCAATGAATATAACACAAATTACACGCACATCATTGATTTAGCCAAGGAGCGAGACTTTACCGTTGAGGTAGGTTGGGGCCAGCAATTCTCATTCTTGCAACATGCAAATATGAGTATGAATGGCGGACCAATCTATCGTGATACAAAGATTGGCTGGGCACCACGCATATCTGCGAATGGTATCCTAGCCGTCTATGTTGTCAACGAGCTTACTGTCCCTAATTCCACTGTTAACAATGATATTGCCGTAAACGTGTTTGTTTCGGCCGGAGAAGATTTTGAGGTAGCCAATCCACATGATTCTGATATTCAGAATTTGTCTTGGTTTGCCCCACAAGCTGGCGAGTACACACCCCAATCGGGAGAGGTGTCTCAACCAGATGCGGATCTTACTCCAGAAGAGTCAGCCCCAATGAAGCCTGAACCCACGGAAACGTTGGGTCCAGAACTGACATCAGCGGATCATACGCTTGATGTATTCTTTGGAGATCCCATTGTGTCTTTTAGACAATGCTTGAAGCGATATAACTATTTACATTCGCTCGCATTTCTAGACACCACCGGATTTAACATATGGGTACTCAGCGATTTTCCGATGTATCGAGGTTTTGCTCCAGGAGCTGAACACAAAGCAAAATCACCCGTCGATCCCACCCCCTACAACTATGCCAAGATGACGCTGTTGAACTACGTTACACCAGCGTTTACTTGCCGAAGGGGTGGAATGCGATGGAAATACATGTACAATGGAAATGCCTCTAATGGCGCCAATACAATTGGGTATATGGGCGTTGAGAGGGATCCTTCCACTGGATTTGTATATCGCCAGTCCAATGTGCCGGCTTTACCGATAAGTACTTCTACTGTTTCGGAAAGGGTAGCTAATGAACTTTCGACCGGCGGATCTGGATGGCCCGGGTTACATGTAACCCCCGTCAAACAGAATGCCGTTTTGGAAGTCGAGATACCCTTCTATTCAGAAGAACGTTTTCTTCCGGGAAAGAAGGCCAATGTCACTGGCACGGGCAGCAGAAATTTCTTTCACGATCTGACTTGTTACATTGATGCGCGAGGCGCAGCTGATGCCGCATCAATTCGAGCTTATTGTAGCGTTGCTGAAGATTTTACCCTCGGGTTCTTCACTGGCGCACCCGTTGCATATATGCAACAAAATCCGGCACCCCTGCCACTTAAAATCCACACGGTGGCCGTGTGGTAGGTATGCAATTAGACAATTGAGTCTTCTAATGCGATAACCTTCGAGCTGAACGCTCTAGAAAACTATGACCTTGGTTTTCAACCCATTTGGAGCGTTCATCGCTCCCTATGGGCACAATTTTCCCAAGGCCACAAGTTTCTACAGTTGTACTACTCGAAAATTCGAGAGAGAAGAGTTTACTAAAGGTTTTAACATCTTTTATCCTAGCCCACTCTCTTCTCAAGGTCACTAGCGC